TCTCAAAGTACTGCTTCGTCTCATCTGCTGTCAGAATACGATGCTTCGGAACCTTGCGATGTTTGGTCGGGTTAAATCCAAGTTGTCTCATCTGAAATATCTGAAGAATGTCGCTGTATGCAGTGATAGCGTGTAGAACAGTTTCCGAAGGAGGGGTATGGGTGATAATAATGCCGGTCGTCCCACCGTTCGCGCGCGTCGTAACTACATAAAACTGTAAATCTTTTTCGTTTATACGAGAGCGATTCGACCAAAATACGACGACATCGCCAAATCTCGTAACGTCTCCAGGGTATTCTACATCAATCGGAGTCGGTGAATCTACTGGAACTCCTCTGGCGCTCAGCATTTCTGTCAACAAAACACCCCCAAATGCCATAGTTGTCGTTATTCTACTGAGTATCTATCTTTTCTGAATATCTATCCATTTTACTCTGCATAAGGAATAATGAAATTTGGAAACAGTGGAGTTCTTTTGGCGATCGCCGTGGCAGTTCTTGTAATACTTGGCGTCATGTGGTCAGGTCGTGAAAAATTTGCAGTTCCTGAGTTTATAGATCGGACTATGGAATCAAAGCGTCGTCAAGGTGAAGTATCATCGTACGCGCAGACGACGAACCATCTATCGTCTCCGGAGGGAGAATCTCTACCGCGAGGGTCTTCAACGGGTCACCGGGTGGGTCAGTTCGTGGGATATACTGATCCATTCTAGACGGGTCTGCTCTGCACTCCTGTACGATCGCCCAGAACGCTTCTAAATCGGGGAGATATTTGTTCAACCAGTTTGGATCCTTGGGAACTGCTTCAATGCGGATATTCTCAAGTGTCCAATAGACCATACGATACTCGTCGTCGGTAAGCGTTTTGCGCCACGTCGAGACAGTATCGCTGTCCGGTTTGTAGACAATTGTGCCGTTATCATATACTGCAAGAACGCCCTTATACGGAGACGTGGAGGTCCGCCAGTCGGTTTGATTACAACGAACAAACTGCATCTCGCAGTAGTCGCAGGTATCTATACCCGTGCACTCCATCTGCATCTGCATCTGATGATAGTACGCATCCGGAATCGCAGTGTCCTGGGTAAACTTGCGACTGATAGGGCACTTGAACTCGACAAGTTTTCCCCAGTCGGGGTCGAGTGGGTTTTTCATGAGCACGATTCCGTCCGGAGACGCGCCGAGAAAGGGGTACTTTCGGTGTACGACACACGATGTATCTACGACGTTCGCCCCGCCCTGCAAATTTGCATAAATTTCTTTGGCGAGCGGTTCAAACTGTGTGCCCCATAGACACGCGGTCATGCTCGGACCTTGCCCCGCAGTCTCACGAGGGTTCACTTTACGCATCAGCAACTCCTTTCGCGCGGAGGGAGTTGCAGTTGCGAACGCTTTGCATACCTCGCTCGCCGTAATCATTTCCCCGCGCTTCTGCAACCACGCATCCGTGCGCTGATCTGCCTTTCCATACAGTTTCAGAAGACGATGTATTTTGCGCCTGCGGACCCAGACTGTTTGTACTTCGGGTATTTCGAACAGCGCGTATACTTCCCTGCGATAGCGCGTATAGGACTTGTTTTGTTCACGACATATCTGTTTAATCCGCCGGTTCAAACGTGTTATGAACTCGGGATTGTCGAATACCTCTGTCATATGCTGTATTGTGTATGTCTGGCATTCAAAAGATCCGGTTTACACAGTTTACGTATCCCACCTATATAATGGAGACTATTGCAACACAGGAGCAGTGGGTGATACGGAGATTAGAGTCATTTTACACTCCCGAACGCACCGAACAACTACGCGAAATTCTGAACGGAGGTAAGACGGGGGTATCCCTTCGCATTCTCGACTGGTTTGTGACCAATTATTCCAAAAAGAACAATGTGTCCTACATTACTAAGACGCGCAAGCACGTGATTGTGTACCTGGCGTACAAGTCACATCTCAAGGCGTACAGCAAGAAGATGTTTGACCCTTTCTGTCGCCACGAACGAATTGATTTCCGGGGTATTTCCACTACGGTCGGTCAACTGAACTTTTTCGCATGGGCGATCGAGGACGAGTGCATTGATTACATGCATGCGCACATCGACGATATTCATGCAGATATGGAGACTCGTATGACAGCAGCAGCACCTTCGGACAGTGCTGCCGCCGCACGCAAGAAACGCCACGAACTCTCCCATTCTGCTACAAAATCTCTGAAGCATCACGATGTAAAAATTACAGTGTCTTTTAAGTAAGTTACTATGGCAGACGCCTGGAAGGTGAATGCACTTCTACAAAAAGATACTCTTGCCGACTTTCGCGCCTTGGACGAGTCGCAAGGGTCGGCATACTCCGACTGGTTCTATGCAGGTCTTCAGGGTCATAGTGCAATAACCAAGGCGATCGAGCAGAACAATATTGGAATTGTTCGCTACGTGGTCTCAAAGCATCCGGAAAATTTGACAGAAGCGAACGATGTGTTTGGATACCCCCTCGATTATGCTATGAAACTCGGAGACCGCGAGGAAATTGTAGACTTTCTCGAAAGTATGGGCGCCAAATCTGCCCCACCACCTGCTGTTGCTGCTGCTCCGCCCGCCCGACGAATAATCGTGCAAGAGTCCGACCCCGGTGGCGCCCTCAAGATTATGATTCTTTCGGCGCGGGACGACGACAGACTCGACGTACGGTGCGTTACTGCTCGGGGAACCAAGACCGTCGACCCTCCGGAGTTTGACATCTCGAAAAATGAATTCCGGGAGTTTATTGAAGAAATTCCAGGAAACCCTTGCAAGGGCGGAATCGGTGCAAAGTTTATGGAAGATGGGTTCGTAAAAAACACCCGCTTCATGGTTTTGTATCGCGGAAAAGGTTTTCAGGTGTATCCTTACGGTTTCCTATTTGCTAGACCGGAGGGAACAGGGTACTTTCTAGACCTGATCTGCGCGACTCAGAACGGTCGTGACCTTCTCGCCTTCTTCATTAAGTGGTGCTCTCGTAAGGGCGCTCAGTTCATTCATTTGCACGCGCTGCCGCAAGTCATTGGTCTCTACACGAAATTCGGGTTTGAGTTCCGCAAGGGGTGCTCTGACAAACCACTGCCGTCCACGAAAGAATTTTCTTCAAAAGTTAGGACAGAAGGCAAAGCGTTTCCAAAAACTATTGAAGATGTGTGGACCGACGATAAATTCAAATACGTGCGTGAGATGGTGCTGAATCTGCAAAAAAGCGGGTTCTCAGCATACGAAACAGCGCCTGCCGAGTGCTTTTCTCCGGACCTTACTTCGGAAACGTTCAGGGAACTCGGGTGTGGAAATGAAGGATATACTATGGTTCGTTGTCGGACTCGGAAGGGCAAGCAGCGTAAAACGAAGCGACGCAAAACTCGCAAGGGTAAGTAATGATTGGACTTCATGTATACCCGGTGGATGAAAGTATTGCGGACTTTGATTTGAACACCGATATCGAAGAATATAATTACGACGGACGCGTAGTGTTTCGGGGAAACATGGACCCCGAATATTCAACAGAAACCGTAAAGGTGTATTGGTTGTACGATGACAGCAATAAACGTATTGGTCTCGTCGAACACACCGATGCAAGTGTACATACATGTCTATGGTACCGTGATAATGTGTTTTCCACAATGCTGCAGGAGGATTGGAGTGTATATGACGAATCTGTTTGGAACATCATGAGCGAGTCCGCATACGATGATTGCATTCGGCGCGGATACAGTGTGAATGACCTTAAAAATCGCACACAGTCTATACAGATTATTACACCTGACGATATATATGGGGAAATCCAAAGCAGGTCAAACCCATGTATTCGTTGTTCTTCGACAAATTTACATCCTGGATGCGTGATTGTTGGTCCTCCCTCTTTAATGCAAAAAGATACATTATTTGATATGCTGTTTGTAGATCATGAAGGTACTATTTACATTCCGCCGTGGGATTCAAAGGTCTATGCGACCTTACGCCGGCGCGGTGCTGCTGCCGAGACTGCCGACGCCTTACCTGCGCCACCCGATACGACAGGCGGCGGCGCTACATCAACAACCTCCTGTGCCGGCGGATCTACGACCGGGTACGAAGCGTCGTCATCCTCGTCGTCATCCTCTGCAGCGAACGCCGCACGGGCACTGCCCGGGGGAGGTGCTGACGAGGTCTCTCCGTCATCCTGATCCTCGCGAAACAGATCGCGCGCAGTCTGGCGACGGCGCTTGCTTACCTGTACAAATGACGGTTTCCACGTGAGACCGAACGCCTGACCGATGATGTAGATGCTACCCTGTGCGATTATCTTCGCCGAACAACCCTTTCCGAATGCGTCGGGTAGATCCGTCGGAGACTTGAGTATGACATCGTTCTCCTCGTCGTCGATAATGTCCATACAGACCTTGCCGTCGTACACTGGCATCTTGAAGCGCAGACTCGGCGGATACTTGCCGTTCGGGACCCAACCCTCTGCCGTATTCTCGACCGAGACACTCAGGAACTTGTTGAACGAATCGCGAATCGATGCAATCTCTCGCTTCTTTCCGAACCACTTGGGACTGTTATCTGCTGCCGCCTTGATAACCGACTCCTGGAAATCGCGCAGGAAGTTGTACGCCTTGGATACGTCGTCGTTACCCGTCGAGGGTTCCACGCCGTAGGGGTCGCACCCCTGCAGACTTGCCGACATAGTATACGAAGTCGTTACACTGCCGTCCTTGTTCTGGTTATCCTTGACAAGCACGCCACCGGGGAATGCGAACTGTGGGAAGCGAAACTGGACGTTCTGGTTCGTATACTTGAAGGATACAGAGGCGCCGCCCTGCTTGTTCTTCTTGGGTTCGGAGAAGGTGATATTCGATGCGGAGATCTTGCAAACGTTCACTGTTGCGGGTGCTGCCATTTCTTCTGTTGTGATGTGCCATTCATCTTGTGAAACGCCACCCGATCCGTTTTATCATGATATTTTCGTATCGGTCTCGAATAAGCGTAATGAAGTGCCTTGCATCCCAAAATAAAAAATCTCTTGAACGGTGCACGAAAAACGCCCTCATGAATTGTGTATACTGCGGAATGCATATGCGCACGAAGCGGGTCCGCTCCTGGGTTACGGCGGGCGCCATGCGCGGGATCGTGAAGTTTCAGGCGATTGTGCGAGGTCGAAGCGTTCGCGCCTACAACGCCCTTGCAGGTAAGGGTGCGATCGATAGGCTCATCTGTCATAACGATACCGATGTCGTAACATGTGAAGGAAAGGACGAAGTGCACCCGTCAAATTACTTTTCGGTCCAAGAAGACGGAAAAGTGTGGTGGTTTGATCAGCGCACAATATTTCAATGGTCGCAAAAAGATCTTTCTATTCAAAACCCGTACACCCGTACACCCTTTACCCCGGAAGATACCTGCCGTCTCCGCAGGATTGTTCGGTATAGAAAACGTCTTCGAAAACCCCTTTACCACGAGGGACAACCCACATTG